GAACATCATCGCCATGTCTTGTAGGTGCTTCGATGACGCTACGGTGGCGGCGTTGGTCGCGGCCATCGTAGCGACAGTGGATGCTTGGAACGCAGACAGGTTGGCGCGAACGGCCCCAAGGACCGGAGAGAACTGGTCGATCAGCCTTATGACTGCCTCGACGTCGCCTATGTTAATCGTGCTCACTTCTTCTCCGTGACACGCTCAAACACTCGGCGCTCTATGTTCTTCATCACGATGGTTACCATCGGGACGTCCGGTACTTCCCCGCCCTTTCCTGCCATACGCTGCTCCACCAGATCCTTTAGGTTAGCGTATGACCGCAGGACCATGATGGTATCCGTAAGCCCGAAAGGCTCCGACTCTAATTCCCTAGCCGCGTCGGATGGGAGGCAGCCGAACTCCTCGCACACTCGACTGATCTTCCACTCAAACGGGGCGGCTGCATCGGGCGCCCCATCTAGCGCCCGGTGCAGCGCCCACGTCAGTTTCCCAGTTCAGCTTCCCGCGCGGCCGGGATCAGCCCGTTGAACTCGAGAATCTGAGTAGCAGCCCAATCGCTCGTGACCGGATCGAGTCCGCCGTCCTCGTCCTTCAGCGCGGCAGCCACGGATTCATCGTAGCTCCACGAGTGGATCCCGAACTCCAGCAGCATGTCGAGGTCGTACTGCTCGATCGGGTTCCTGGACTCCTTCGATTCCTGCCCCTTGGTGGCCTCCCGGATCATGGACAGCGCCTCGGCTCCCATGGACACCATTCGGAGCATAGCGTCGGACTGACGCTTCTCCTCGCACAGGGTCAGCTTTCGCTTGTTGAGACGATTGAAGACCATCCACTGCCCCGGCTCATGCGGGACAGGCACCTGCTCCGACCTGAGATTCTTGATCAACATACCCACCTCCAACTGAGCTGGGCGGCCCGGACCATCCGGGCCGCCAACCCAGCCCCACCGGCTTACGCCTCTGTCGCGGTCCCTGTCGGCTGCAACGTCGCCTGATACTCGGTCATCGCGCCGAGCTTCGGCAGCCGCTCGTACTTCTGGATGATCACGTCCACCGTCACCGTCTTGGCGCCGCCGAACGTGAATACGGTGCCCGTGCGCGTGTTGCCCACGTACCCGCTGAAGATGACGTCAGGCCCCGTGGTGGCCGCCGTGTCGTAGAAGCCGCCGATGGTGATGGCGGCCATCTTCTTGATCATGGTGGACACGTAGGCGGCCCACGCCACGCCGAAGGACGTGGACTCCTGCAGGATCGCCTCGATTGAGATCGATCCGACTGCCCTTACGTACGGCGTGATCACGCGCGGAGTCCCGCCGTTGTCCTTGATCGAGAGCGCGAAGTCCGCTGAACTGTACTGTGCCATGCCCTTGTCCTTTCGTGCGGGCCGCGCCCGCGAGTAGTGCCCGTGTTAGCTTCTCGCGAAGCCCGCCATGAAAGTGATGCTCATACCCGAACCGGCGCCGTTGAACAGCCACGTGATACACAGGTAGCGGCGCACGTCGCCCGCTGCCGTTACCCTCTGCGCCGTCGGCGCGGCTGTCACATTCGCGAACGTTACCAAGTCCACCCACGTGCTAGCATCGACGCTGTGCTGAATCTTGATGGTGACGCTGGTGTAGCCGCCCAGAACGAGAGTTGGGACCTGCAGGTACCCGGCTCCGCCCGCAGGGGAGCTGCACCTAACGAACGTGCCGCCGGTGCCGCCGACCGTCACGTTGACCGGCACGGTGAACGTGGTATCGGTTAGCTTGGTGGCGGTACGCTCACCGTTGATAGTGGGAGATGAGGAAGACACCCCCGAGATCATGATCACGTCGCCGGTGACCAGACCGTGCGGGTTCGGCGTCGTCACGACGGTCGGGTTGGCGATCGAGTTCGACGTGATCGCCACCACGGTCTGGCGCACCGTGGAGTTGTCCACGTTGGTGCTCTTGGTGTCACCGCTGGCTGCGGTCTTTGCCCCCAGCGCGTGTAGTACCTGCCCCGTTTCAACCGCGCCGCTGGGGTTGTACAGCGCGTTGGCTACGTGCAGCTTCTCCAGCGTCACGACGCGCTCGTACTTGGCCTCGAAGGCCCCGCCGTACCCCACAAATTGGGCGCCTATCGCGTTGGTTTCCAGGTTGTGGGTGAAGATGCGGGACGTTCCCACCTTCGTGTTGACCAGCGCATCGTTGATCCCGCCAGCTACGTCGTCGTAGAACCCGCTCTGTGACAAGGCGCCGCGACGGATTCCCACGGACTTGAACGTCGCCCACGATGCGCCCAGCACCGTGTTCTCCTGCAGGATCGCCTCGACGCTGTCGTTCAGGGTCGTCGAGTACCCCAGAACGCTGTAGCCGTCGATCAGAACGAACCCGACGTCGGCCGATGAGTACTGCGCCATGGCGTCTACTCCTCCTCAGGATCGGGCATTTGCGCCACGGGCGGTGCTTCGGGCTGCGCCACGGGCTGCGCTTCGGACATCTTCTCGATGACCCCTTGCTCAAGAAGCCACGGAAGAGATTGGACCGGAATATCGGAAGCTTCCTCCCCCGGCTCGACCCTCTTGTCCTTCCCGTTCACCGTGTAATTGATGCCGATGTTGACCTTGTACCTCACTGCACACCCCTATCGCCGCATTTCTGGCAAACGGTACCGGAGCCTCCAAACGATGCCAGCACCCAGGTGTGCTTGCACCCTACCGGGATCGAGGCGCCCATTGATTCGGCAGGCTGCGGAGGGCAATCGGACGGGGGAGGTGTCCCGTCGGCCTCTTCCGATAGCACACGCAATGCATCGTCCACAGCCTGCCGAACCGCTATCAAGCGGTCAATTAGCAGCACGTGAGTGACGGTGGCTTTGTCGCTCATGTCGTGCTCACCTGCTTGAAGAACTCGAAGTTCACGGCGATCACGTACCTCAGCAGGTCGTCGCGCTCCAGCATGTACGGCGCCTGCAACGGAGTGGACGTATAGTACTGCACCCCACTGAGCGTCGTCGTCATTATGCGGCTCAGAGCGCGCAGCACATCCTGGGCCTTGGCCCTGGGAGCAGCGTAGTCTGCTGGCGCGCCCCGCACCAGAGCCTGAACCCTGTTATACTCCCTGACCACCTCCGCCGCTCCAAACGTGCGTACGTCCGCATCGCTGCGCCCGCCGTACTCGATCAGGGTCACGCAGCTATCGGGAGATGGAGGCATGAAATCCTCGAACAGGTCCGCTCCGCGCGTGCCTATGCCCTGAGTAGCCAACCACGTCGTTAGCTCAACAAGTATCATAGGTCACCAGAACACCAACGACACGATGTTGGACACGCGGTGGGGCAGATGACGGGAGTGTTCCATCAACGGACGCTCGAGGTATTTCGGGCCTCCCTGATTGAACGTGACGCTACGCGCCACCTTCCACGATCGCGGAGAATACTGGGACAGATGCTCGTGCACGGCGATGGCGTACGGGGCGGCCACCCCGCCCCCTCCGTACGACAGGCGGACGGACACCCCGGTACCGATCCCCGTCGGGGATATGACCGGGTCTTCCACCTTACCTGAGTCCCTGAGCGCCCCGGCGTGATCGTCGCCCCTGATCCGGAACCCGTGTCTCCTGAACCTGAGTATCGTTCTGGCTGTGGCGCCCACCGGTACGTACTTGGCCTTGCTGTCTGCCATCACGCCGTCGGCGAACTCCTTTACGGCGCGGGCCATGGCGGGCTTGGTCTTCAGCTGCGCAACGGCTAGTCTTGCGATCAGCTGCTCAAGCCCAACTACGCTGTAGTACACCATGGCTTAACCCAGAATGATCGCCGTGTAGCTCCCGCCGGTCTCGTCGTCAACCGTACTCACCGACAACATCGGGGGATTGGCCGACCCTCCGCATAGCAGGCCAGCGGGAAGGGTCAACTTATCCTTGATGGTGATGCTGGTGGTGTACGGAATCCACAGCCTGCCACGCCCGATGATGGTGGTGCCCTCCACCGTCCTGACGCCCACGTCCTTCATCTCAACCCGCACCGGATGCGTCTCGGCCGCGCCGTACGATGGGACACCTCCCGAGTCATACGACACCCACGGGTTTATGGTTATCTCCCGTGTGAACAGGTCGAGCAAGTCGTCGGTGAACGCCATGCTGCACCTACGGCGTGCTGGTCAACGGGTTGCGGTCCGGGCCGGGCGATGGCTGATCAGCCGCCGGGTTGTCTAGCTGAGTCCTGAAAGACCGGGGCTGGACTGCATCGGCGTCCTGCTGCTGGATCATCTTGTCGCTGACGGAGATCCCGCCAGCGAACGGGGTTTGGTGACCAGCGCCACGCGCACGCAACGATGCAGCCAGCCCACGGTAGTGCGCCGGATCGTATACCAGTCTGAGATCCCCGATCCAGCGCGATTTGGCTCCCGCATAGCGGGAAGAGATCACGTCGCATACTGCAGCGGCGGCCATGTAGATGTTGGCCTCGGTGGAAAGAACCCAGTTGATCTCTTCATCGGTAGCAAGCTGCCGATTGGTCTGCACGTCCTGGATCAGAAATCTGACCTGATCCAGCGGCAGGTTGAAATCGCCTAGGTACGTCCAGCTCACTCGCCACCCCCTAGCCCTTGGTGACTAGTTCAACCCTGATCGTGGTGCTGGTCGCGTACGTGCCCACCGACACGATCTTGGCCCTGACCCTATCTCCGATCAGGCCGTTGAGGATTGTGTTGGCCGTCAGCGTCCCATCTCCTGGAGATGTGGCCGGAGCCAACGCTACGCCGGTCGTCACGGCGGACACCTTGATCGAGGTGGCCGTAGTGAAGGAGAAGTTCATGATGTCCAGCCACGTCGCGCCGCCATCCAGGGACGTCTGGATGTACACGTTCACGCTGGTTCCGGCGGACCCGTATGTGAAGACCGCCTGAGCGGCTAGGTACTTGGCGGCCACGTTGCCGACCAGCGGGGTTCCTAGCACGGTACCCGCCGTGGTAATTACGCTGGCGGGGTGCAGCGTGGTCCTGACGGACCCGATAGCGTTAAGCTTGGCGCTCACTCACGCACCTCCTTAGAGGCCGGTCGCGTGGACGCGGTACGCCACCTTCACCCGAATGACGCCAGCAGCGGTGCCGGGCTGTGTGAAAGCCACCGACGAGACGAGGTTGAACCCCGTATCGGCGGTCAGGTTGGCCGCAGCGGCGGCGAGCGGCTGGAACTGCACGATCTTGTCTACAGCGGCGCCCACGGAGTTTGCGTTCGAGATGAGGCCGGTCAGGGCCGCGCCGCCGCCCGAGATGTTGACCGTGACGTTGCCGCCAGCGGTGTACGCGGCTGTGGCGTAGTCGAAGATGAGCACGGCGCCAAGCAGCTCCAGCACGGAGCCAACGCCCGGCGAGGCCACGATGGGCTGACCGGCAGCGTGGCCGAACTTGCCCGCGCCGGTGGCAACGATGTCTGCGGCCGGGATCAGCGCCTCGGCGTACATGACCTGGGAGGCCCATACGGGTGCGGCCTTGGTCCCGATGTTGACGTACTGGACGCCGGTGGTGACGTTGGTGTACACGGACCCCGGAGCCGCCTTGCCCACGCCCGTGGTGCCCGTCGGCGCCCCGGCGCCGGACATGCGCGCCATCCCGCCCCGCATGATCACCCCGCCCACGCGGAACAAGCCCGTAGAGCCTGCCTGTGCCATCTTTCTGCTCCTTCCCGAACCGCTGGCGCGGTCATCCGGAGTTAGACCGTAGGCTCCAGATACCTATGCTCCAGCAACTGATGTAGCTTTACCTGAGGCAGCTTGGTGATCCTCACCTTCTGCCCCTTGGTGTACTGCTTGCCTCTGACCTGAAAATCGCGGATGACCACGAAGTCCCGCGACTTGTCCGACACATCCCTCAGTATGCGGTGCGCCACAAGCTGAGATGCCCTACCGGCCGAGAGACCGGTCACCCGATCCCCCGGCCGATAGGGCATGCCGCCGATCGTTACGGGGCGAGTCGCGACCACCTCCATCGCGACACCCTACGATACTGCGCCGTTGAAGAACGCCGCCATGTGGGCCGCGATGACCTTCATGTCGAACGCGATCTGCGCCTCGCAGCGGACGGTCGTGAGACCGAGCCACGGCATCGCGATCTCGTACGCCCCAATGGTCTCGCCGAGGCCGTACGACACGCCGGTCCACATGAAGGTGTACCGGGACGACGGCTCGTAGAGGCCCGGCGAATCCGTGACGTACTCCAGAAGGGCACCCTTGCCAGCCGCGAGTGCGTACGCGGCGGTGTCGCCTTCCGCGTTTGTCGCCTTGACGGCCTTGCTGACCTCGACCTTCTCGACGCCGAAGATCTTGGCGAGGGTCTCCTCGTTGGCGATCGCGGGCGAACCGGCGGACGCGCCGTACTTGATCAGGTCGATGATGTCGGGATGGCGGACCAGCTTCTGGTACACCTGGAACCCGAGCGTGAACTTGTTGGGCAGGAATCCGGTCTTGGCGAGGATCGACGCCTGCTGGACCTGCACGTCCTCGATCGGGGTGGACGTCGGGTCGTCCCACAGCACGCCGGGCACGATGTCGCTGCCGGTGCTGGAGCCGGTCCAGACGGACGTGACGAAGAACTTCGCCATCCACGTCAGCTCCTGCTTGAGCAGAAGCTTGCGGGTGACGAACTTGATGGCGTCACGCTTCCCGTCGAGCGGGTCGTCCGTGTTCAGCCGGGTCATCTCGTCCACATCCTTGTGGAACGCGTAGACCTGACAGTTGAACGCGTCGTTGTCCACGTTGTAGCCGCCACCGGCGGACTCCGTGGCGGGGGCGCGAAGCTGCGCCTCGTCCCTGAACCAGTCGTTCTGGCGGTAGACGAAGTACGCGTTGGACTTCTTGTCGGACGGGACGACGGAGTCCTTGGTGGACACGAAGACCGACTGGTCCTGAATCCACGCGATGGAGATGTTGGTGAGCGGTCGGTTGATGTGTACCGACCCAATGTTTGGCTGCGCTCCGGGCATGTTCGATGCTCCTCTCTGGTGCCTGTGCTACTACGCCGAGAGCACGGCCTTGGGCGGGTTGATGCAGTTGATCATCGCGGTCAACAGCGAACCGGCGGCGCCAGCGGCGTCACGGTTGAGAACGTAGCCCGCGATGAATGCGGTCTTGTCGGTGCCCCACACGTTCGTGACCGCGCGGCCGTTCGTGTCCGGGCCGATGAGAGCGCCGACCGTGGCGGTACCGTCACCCTGCACCTTGGTGCAGCCGAGGGCAACGACCTGCACGGGCTGGCCGAGCGCCGACGTCGGCGCGGGCGCCTGGAGCACGCCGCACGGGATGTCGGTGACGGCGCTGCACAGCACGACGGCGGGCGCCGTGCCCCACTTCACGAACTTGAACGCGTTCGCAGCAGCGCTCAGGTCCGCCCCAGCGACCGCGCCGGGAATCGTGATCTGGTGTCCTTCGTAAGCCATACTGTCTTCTCCTCTCGATCCTGTGCGCTACTGCTGAGGGGCTTCGCCGCCGACGGGAGCGGTAGAAGCGAGGTGCTGCTTGACGAGATCCGGCCTCTTCTTCATGACGATATCGATCGCCTTGGCCTTGGTCACCTTCGGGTCGGCGGCGACCATGGTGGCGGCCTCGGCCTCGATGGCCGCCCATGCGACGTCGGCGACCTTGCCGTCGCCCGGCTGGGACGACCCGATCTCCTTGGTGAGGCCGCCCTTCTCCACGGCGGCGTTGGCGCCGCTCAGGAGTTCGATCACCCGATCGTACGCGGGCTTGTCGGTGTCGGCCAGCTTCTTGAAGATCGGGGCATCGGCGTCGGGATTGACCGAGACGTGCGAGAACTTGCGCAGCTCGGTGGACACCTTCGCCAGCGCGGCGGCGTCACGCTCGACGGCGAGGGCCTTCTCGGTCTCGACGAGCTTCTTCTCCAACTCGACCTCCCGCTTGCTGATCTCGATGTTGTCCGCCGCCGCCTTGGCAACCGCAGCGGCCTTGGCGGTCTCGGCCGCCTTGTTGCACGCGGAGACGGTATCGCCCATCTCCTTGAACAGGGCCTTCAGTGAGTGCACCGGGTGCTCGGGCGGGAACTCGCCATCGCCGTACCCGGAGATGGCCTCGCCCAGCTTCGCGCAGTACGCCGCGAGCTTCTCGGTCATGCCCGTGGCGTGCTCCGGTTCGGACTCCTCCTGCTCGGCCCACTCCGACAGCGGGCCAGCCTCCTTCTCCACCCCCGTGATGAACTCCCTCAGCTTCGACAAAAACGTCTTCTTCATGTGCTGCTCCTTTGCGGCGTCCAGCTTGCGCCGAGCCGTACCCCTCACTGAAGAGGGCATGTCGGTCTGCGAGATCCGGCTTAGTGCGTTGCGTAGGTGGGGCAGATCGATTGACCCGTCCGCGTGGCGATACGGCAGCTTGCGCTGCTTCTTTCCGTCCGCATCGGTCCAGACGGCCGCGAATGCGCTGTCCGGAAGGTTGCTGCGGGTGCCAGCATCCATTACGGCCTTCTCGGATACTAGCCAGTCGGGCCGGTCGATGTGCACCGCCCCGGACGCGGGCTGCTCCTTCTCGACCGGAGCACGCTTGTAGAGTACGACATGAGCCTTTGGGTTCGCTGGCTCGTCCACCAGATCGCACCGGACTAGACGCAGGCCGCGCAGGATAGTAGCCACGGCTAGGGCGCCTCCTGCCTGTCGGCTGTTCCCTGGATCGAGAACGCCTTCAGCTCACCAGATACGACCTTCTTCCACACCTCGGGGTCCTTGACTTTCACGCCAAGAATCCAGCCGACAGGCAGGCCATCGCCGAGGCCGAAAGCTTTTGCAATGTCGGGAGTCGTGACGAGCGATGCTACGACGTCGCCTACTGACGCGCCCTCGTGCATCACGCCGCTCTGGCGGTAATCCAGCATGAATTCGGTGACGGCCTTCTCAAGCTCTTGCGGCTCGATCTGGTCCCCCTGAAGATCGGTCAGGAGTTCGCCATCTACCAGGGACACGCTGCCCCAGCCGTAGACGATCTGCTGGTCCGGCTCCGACTTCAGGATCTGAAACATCACATAACGGCTCACACGGCGAATGGACGAACGATCAAGGATAGTATACCACGCGTAACAAGCGGGCGCAAGTATGTGCTGTATCAGGTGTGTGTGTAAACTAGCGGGCAACCTCTGGCCGCACGAAGTGACGGTCAGCCTCAGACCTAGGTATTCGCTTCAGCCGGAACGGGCCGACCATCACATACGCGATGACGCCCTTACGAATCCAGCGACGGACAGTCTCATCGCTGACCCCATACTGCGCGGCGACGTCAGCCGTGCTTAGAAGGTCCTTGTCCGACGCGGGCTGAGTCTTGGCCATAGAGGTCACCCCTTGATGGGGGCCAAGTTGACCCTCACTTCCACTCCGGACACATCAGCCGGAATCCCGACCTGCAGGTGCGGCGGGATCTGCACTGACCCGACCTCGCGCATGCCCCGAGTCCTTCGCAGGACATCGAGCTGCTGCAGCGTGTTGAGGTGGACGGCGCTAAGGCCCTGAAGCCTCAAGGAGGTAGCGGCATCCTTTACTGTGACATTCGGCGTCGCACGCGCGATGCGATCGGCGCCGGTGACTATGGCGTCGGTACGGCGGCGTCTCATAGCTAACTCTCCTTAGAGGGGAACCCGATGATCCTGGACGGCGACGGTGTATCGGTCGGCACCTTGGCCTCGGCCGCAGCCAGCCTGTCCGTGATCTGGACCAAGGCCCCGGCCATATTGGAGATCACCAGCATGCCCTGGGCAAGATGCCCGTGCAGATCCTTCGCCCTGTCAAGGATCTCCTTGATCGTCATGATCTGCTGCTCCGGTTGCTGCTTCGGCAACGGTTCTTCCATCTCCGTGTTCACGTGTGCACCTCCTAGTGCGTTGCGTTGTTGATACTACCCGCCTGCGGCGTCCGCTGCGTCCTGGGCCTCATCGGCCTCATCATTTCCATCGCCCTCCCCCGGAACAGGCGTCGATCCCGGCTCCCTCGGGGCAGTAGGAACGGACGTACCGGTAGACCTGCCCACCCCGGAGGTCTCCAGTGCCAGCCTCTCCTCCTCGGGCGTGCGGACGATGCCGCTGGTCGGCAGCTTGGCCGCCTGCAGCAGGGCTTCCTTGAGATCCTCATCAGGGAACAACTGCATTCCTCCACCAGCCAGCCCCCGGATGTAGTTGCCCAAGACCTCCAGCGGAACATTCTCCGGGTTCCCGTGCGTCAGCTTCGGGGCGTACTCCTGCGGGATCCCGTTGATTCGTAGCAGATCAGGGATAGCGAATCGGTTGATCACGGCGCAGATGGAGTCTAGGATCGACGACAGCGCCGTGGTGAAGATGGCGCTCTTGGTCGATGCGAGTGCCTTCGATCCTACCGACTCGTGGCCCAGCATGATGAAGTCAGCCAGCACAGAGATGGACATGGTTTTGTCGTACCGGCTGATGATCTTGGAGGTGTCGAAGGCGCGTGACCCCCCAGATGTGACCAGACTGAATTTCAGCCACCACGGCAGCACCATCCCCTCCTGCTCGTCCCTACGAATCGCCTTAACCATGCGTTGTATGGAAGATAGGAGCGTCACCATCTGCGGATCTTTGGTGTTCCACAGGTCCGGCGGCACCACTCCGTTGGCCGGGTTCGGCTCGATGGTGGTGATGACGGGGTAACCGGCGAGGTCACGCTCGATGCCCATCGCCTCCACGACCTGGAGATTCTTCTTGATCAGGTACGACGGGATGGCGTTGCGGATGATGGACCGGCCCTCCGGGTTCTGCTTGGCGATCTGAGTGCGGAACAGCAGGCTCTTGGCTGTGGGAATGCGGCGCATCTTGTAGTCGGGGGGCGCCATCTGCTGCATGGCGACCGCGCGGCTGTTCTCGTCCCACTCCCACATGAACAGGGTATCCTGGGCGCGCAGCCCCCACGACTTCCACCCGATGAAGCCATCCTTGAACTTCGAGGAAGTGAACTCCGGTGGCTTGGCCCCCTGGCCGGTCTCGCCCCGCAGGTACGAAATATCGGGCGGCACCATGTACGACGCCCACGACGGATCGGTGCCCATGCACTTCTTGTACACGACCTCGTGCAGCGCCCACCCGTACCCGGCCATGGTCAGGATCTCGCTGAGCTGATCCGGCCACGACGCCTCCAGATCATCGAACAGAGCACCCTTCACGCGCTCAGCCACGGCCTGATTGCGGATCTTGTCCATGCTCCCCAGCAGCGGGGCTGGCTCGATGCGGAAAGTGACCGAGCGGGCGAGGTACTGAATCGCGAACAGAATGCTGCCTATGATGGGGTCGTTGTCGATGGCCTCCCTGTACAGCCTCATCCCTGCCGGACCCTGAAGCTCGCGCAGGAACTCTTCATAGATCCGGCTTACGGCACCATAGCGAGCTATGCCGCTGATACCAAGCTCGGTGTACGGTGCCGTCTGTGGAGTGACGACCTTTTTTGCCATGGCGCACCCGCTAGTGGATTGACCCCAGCGCAGGATTGGCGGCAGGATCGCCGCCGCCCACTGCCCAAGGAGACTCACGTGGAATCATAGGAGGAGGCTCGAGCGAGATACTGATTTCAGGCTCCAGCACGAGAGCGTTGAAGGCGCAGCTTGAGCCATCAACCTGATCGTCGTTCCTGCCAGCAGGGAAATTGCACAACTCATCCAGGTAGGCGGAGTTCCATGGGCCAGCCACGATGCAGACATTACCGGCCTCCGCCTGAGACCTGAACGGACCGGCGCGCGTCACCTTGTCCCCGCTGACCGCACCACAGCGGTAGTCGTAGCCGACCAGC